CAACAACCAAAACGGTTTACGCATCAGAAGAAGAAGAATTATCTGCTGAAACACCAGTAGAGAAAATTACTCACAACCCTGAAGCAGAATCTAAACCAAACTTAAATCTATACGCACAAAAAAAGAAATATGACTACTGCGGATAGAGTATTACAAAAAATAGCAAACATTAAAAAATAAATTTAAATTATGGCAACTACAACAAGTATCACAACTACTTACGCAGGAGAATCAGCAGGACAATATATCTCTGCTGCTTTGTTAAGTGGTTCAACTATTGAAAACGGTGGAATTACCGTTAAACCAAACGTAAAGTTTAAAGAAGTAATCAAAAAAGTAGCAACAGATGACATCGTAAAAGATGCAGGATGTGACTTTGACCCAACTTCTACTATCACACTTACAGAAAGAGTTTTACAACCTGAATTTCAGCAAGTAAATTTACAACTATGTAAGAAAGATTTCCAAAATGATTGGGATGCAATTTCTATGGGATATTCTGCATTTGACAGTTTACCTCCTTCATTTTCTGATTTCTTAATCTCTCACGTTGCTTCTAAAGTAGCACAAAGAACTGAAAACAGTATTTGGGAAGGAACAACTGCAACAAACGGACAGTTTGATGGATTGACTACACAAGTAGCTTTAGATGCAGGTTTACCTTCGGGACAAGAAGTAACAGGAGCAACTGTAACAGCAACAAACGTAATTACTGAATTAGGTAAAATCGTAGATGCTATTCCTTCTGCTCTTTACGGAAGCGAAGATTTAAACGTATATGTATCTCAAAATATCGCAAGAGCATACGTTCGTGCTTTAGGTGGATTTGGTGCAGCAGGATTAGGTGCAGCAGGTACAAATGCTATGGGAACTCAATGGTGGAACAACGGTTCTTTAACTTTTGATGGAGTTAAATTATTTGTTGCAAACGGATTAGCAGACAATACAGCTATGGCAGCAGAAAAATCTAACTTATTCTTTGGTACAGGTTTACTAGCAGACCACAACGAAGTAAAAGTTATTGATATGGCTGACATTGATGGTTCACAAAATGTAAGAGTTGTAATGAGATTTACAGCAGGTGTACAGTACGGAATCGTAGAAGATATCGTAACATACGGAATTGCAAACGCTGCAAACTAGAAAATAAATAACTAACTTTAAAGGGTGGGTAAGCCGAATTTGTGCCTACCTGCCCTTTTTTAATATAAAATAATTATGGCTTGTGATTTAACTAGAGGTAGAAAAGAACCCTGCAAAGATGTAGTAGGTGGTCTTAAAGCTGTTTATTTTACTGATTTCGGAGATTATGGAACGGTAACACAAACAGACGATGAGATTACTGATATGACAGGAACTTTTACTGCTTTTAAATATGAATTGAAAGGAAATAGTAGCTTTGAACAAGCTATTACTTCTTCACGTGAAAACGGAACGACTTTCTTTGACCAAACTTTAACACTTACTTTGAAAAAGTTAAGTAAAGAAGATAACAAAGAATTAAAACTATTAGCTTATGGTAGACCACACATAGCAGTTGAAGATTATAACGGTAATGTATTTGTTATGGGTCTTGAACACGGTGCGGAAGTAACAGGCGGAACTGTTTCAACTGGTGCTGCAATGGCTGACTTATCAGGATATACTTTAACGCTAAACGCACAAGAAGTAAAACCTGCAAACTTTGTAGACAGTCCAACTACTGCTGACCCATTCGCAGGAATGAGTAGCGCAACTGTAACAGTAACAGAAGGAACAAACTCTTAAACCGAGTTTTATTTTGATAAATTAGGGGGCTTTATGCCCTCTTTTTTTTGCTTTATAAATAACAAAAAACAAATAATATTATTGTATATATATGATAGTATTAGAAGAAAGTGCATCAGCACAAACAATCAATTTTATACCACGTCAATTTGTAAGCGGAGATAGTTATAATGTAACTATTGTGAATGAAACTACAAACGCAGAGGTTTACAATCAAGATACTACTGCAATAACAGAACACTTATACCACAATCAATATAGTGCGGTGTTTCCAGTAAAGCAGGATATAACATACACAATAACAATAACAGGTACAGAAGTAGTATATAAGGATAAAATCTTTTGTACTAATCAAGCTGATGTTACTTCTTATAGTGTTAACGAAGGTGCATTTATTTTTAATGATACAGATAACGAATTTATTACCGTATAATGGATAATTTACATATACTTAATTTAGCTTCATACAACAGACCTAAAATTAGCGAAGATAAAAATCGTGATTGGGTTAATTATGGAGATGACAATGATTACTATTCTTACTTAATTGACCTTTACACAAACTCAACCACTAATAACGCTATTATAAACGGTGTTAGTAATATGATTTATGGTAAAGGGTTAGATGCTTTAGATAGTAGCAGAAAACCTAACGAATACGCTTCTATGCGTTCTATATTTTCTGATAGTTGTTTAAGAAAAATAACACTTGATTTAAAACTATTAGGAGAAGGTTCTATACAGGTATTATACAAAGATGGTAACGTAGTAAAGGGAGAACATTTTCCACGTCAAACACTACGTGCGGAAAAGTGTAACGAAGATGGAGAGATAGAAGCGTACTATTACTATCACGATTGGGCAAACCTTAAAAGAAGTGATAAGCCAAAAAGAATAGCAGCATTTGGATTTGGTAACGGTACTGAACCCGAAGTAAAAATCATTAAAAGGTATGTATCGGGTTACGATTATTACTGTCCAGTAGACTATCAGGGTGGTTTAGCGTACGCAGAACTAGAAAGTGAAGTATCTGATTACCTTATTAATGACGTACAGAACGGATTTAGTGGTACAAAGGTAGTTAACTTCAATAATGGAGTACCTGACCAAGAAAAGCAGATACAAGTTAAGAACGATGTAATGCGTAAACTAACTGGTGCAAGAGGCGAAAAAGTAGTAATTGCATTTAACAATAACGCAGAATCAAAAACAACTGTTGACGATATACCATTAAACGATGCACCTCAACACTACGAGTATTTATCTAATGAGTGTTCTAATAAGTTAATTGTAGCACACAGGGTAACAAGTCCTTTACTTTTAGGAATTAGAACAGAAAACAATGGTTTAGGCTCAAATGCAGACGAAATAAAGACCGCTGCGCTACTTTTTGACAACATAACAATAAAACCATACCAAGACTTAATTACCGATGCCATAGACGATATATTAGCGGTTAACGGTATTAGTTTAAAACTTTACTTTAAGACTTTACAACCTTTAGCATTTATAGAAACTGATAATGCTATTACAGATGAAGCACGAGAAGAAGAAACAGGAGTAAAAGACGAACTAACATTATCTAAAGAAGAAAGTTTTGATGATAGTGAAATGTTTGATTTACTTAATGAGTTTGGAGAAGAAGAAGATTTAGAAAATTGGGAATTAGTAGATGAAAGGGAAGTAGATTATGACCAAGAAGAAACGTTAGATAAAATGATTGGTTTAGCTTCTACAGGAACTGCAAGACCAAACGCTAAAAGTGAACAAGATGGGGAAGATGGCGATATGCGTTTTAAAGTACGTTATCAATATGCACCATTAAAAACACAAGCAAATAGTAGAGATTTTTGTAAGAAAATGGTAAATGCTAAAAAGATATACCGTAAAGAAGATATTACACAAATGAGTACTAAAGCGGTAAACGCAGGATGGGGATTAAGTGGAGCAGCTACTTACGATATATGGCTTTATAAAGGCGGTGGTGCTTGTCATCATTTCTGGATGCGTAAAACATATATGGCAAAAGACGTACAACCTGATGCAACTAACCCAAATGCAGAAGTAAGCGTAAACAAAGCAAAAAAAGAAGGTTTTAAACCTGAAACAAACGACAAACGAGTGGCTAAACGACCAAAGGATATGCCTAATCAAGGATTTGTAAATAAATAAGAAATGGCAGAAGCATTATTAATAACTAGAAAAGACGTAGTAAAGTTTACTGCAATGAACGGTAATGTAGATACTGATAAATTTATCCAGTATATAAAGATTGCCCAAGACGTACATATCCAAAATTATGTAGGAACTGAACTTTTAAAAGCTATTCAAACTAAAATCACAGCAAGTACTTTAACAGGGGATTATTTAAGCCTTGTAACGGACTATATAAAGCCTATGTTAATACATTGGGCAATGGTTGAATACTTACCCTTTGCAGCATATACAATCGCTAATAAGGGCGTTTATAAGCATAGTTCAGAAAACTCTGAAAACGTATCAAAAGAAGAGGTAGATTTCTTAATGGAAAAAGAACGTGATATTGCACAATATTATACGGATAGATTTATATCTTATATGAGTTTTAATGCAAGTTCAAAGTTTCCTGAATACTACACAAATAATAACGAGGATGTATATCCTGATAAGGATGCAAGTTTTGAAGGATGGGTACTGTAAAATATAAACCAAAACAAGAAAACGTAAATAAGTTAAAACAGTACTTAGCTTATATAACAAAAACTAAAAAAAGTAATTGTAATAATATAAATAACATTAAATGAGTTGGGGTTCTATATATTCTGTTTCTTGGTGGGGAAACACAAACGAAGCAAATGGTTGGGGTATTGTTTATCCTTTTGATTCTGATAAATCATATTTTACATCAGATATCACATTAGTAACATCAGATACAACTCAATATAAAGCAGACGCAACAGAATTTTAATATATAAAAATGGCAAAACAAACAATAGGAATAGGTAGTGCAGCAAACGATGGTACAGGAGACCCGTTACGCACAGCATTTGATAAAACTAACGACAACTTTAATGAAATCTATGCAGATGATTTTGTTACAGGAAGTAGGTTAGCAGATGATTCAGTAGATTTTGATAAACTAGGAGCGGAATTTACAACAAGTTCAGCAGTAACAACAGCATTAGATTTTAGTGCTGCACAAGTGTTTACTAAAACTATGACAGCAGATACTACTTTCACTTACTCAAATGTAGGTATTGGAATGGTTAAGGACTTTATTTTAACAGGTGCATTTGTACCTACCTTTCCAAGTGGTACTAAAACAGTAGCAGGGACTTATGACGGT